TTCTTGGAACTCAACGAATTCTTTCAGGGCTTCGATCATGTCAAAGTCATGAGTTTCAATCGTCATTTTGCCGTTACCCATCCAACCCAGTGTCATTTCAAATTTAAACATGCTTGCTCCTAATGCAGCGGGATTGCTGCATTTGCTATCCTAAAGGCTAAAAATGACGTTTACAATACAAATGGCGGGGGTGACAAGTAACTTCAATCATGGCACAATCGGACCCAACGATAGGGTTGCTTACATCAACACCGCCCTCAGTGTCTTAACCGCATGAGGTAATCCGTGCCTTTAAAAAAACTTGTCCAGAAAGCCGGTGTAAATAGAGAGAACACCCGCTACACCAATGAAAACGGCTATTTTGAGTCAGAAAAAATCCGTTTTCGTCAAGGTACGCCCGAGAAAATTGGCGGGTGGGCACGCATATCTGCAAATACATTTCAAGGCATATGCCGTTCTTTGTGGAATTGGATCACGGTTGGCGGTTTAAACTTGTTGGGTGTTGGCACAAACCTGAAGTTTTACATTGAAAACGGGGGCATTTACTACGACGTCACCCCGTTACGCAAGACCGCAGCATTGCTGGGCACAAATCCATTTGCCACTACAAATTTATCAAAAACTGTAATTGTTACAGACGCAACTGGCGGGTGGTCAAATGGTGACTTTGTAACTTTTAGCGGCGCTACTGCTGTTGGTGGACTTACTTTAAACGGCGAGTATCAGATTACCAACATTGGCGTCAGCACCACAACATATTCAATTCAATCGGCTACAGCGGCCACATCTACTGCAACAGGTGGTGGGTCATCCGTGCTTGCCGCTTACCAGATTAATGTTGGATCAGCTTATCAAATTCCATTGGTTGGCTGGGGCGCAGGCTCTTGGGGGTCTGGAACATGGGGTAATGGAACTGCAAGCAGTACCCAGATGCGTATTTGGAGTCAGAACAACTTTGGCGGAGATTTAATCTTTGGGCCAAATGGCGGTGCTTTATACGTTTGGAAGTCCAGTGGTTCATTGACAACCCGAGGCGTGTTAATTTCCGGCTTGCCAAGCGCCTCTTATGTGCCTCTGATTCAAAACTTAATTTTGATTTCAGACGCCTCCCGTTTTACGTTTGTGTTTGGAACAAATGATTACGCAGACTCCGCCCTTGACCCCATGTTGATCCGGTGGTCTAACCAAGAAGATTATTTGGAATGGTATCCCTCAACAACCAATCAGGCTGGTAGTTTGCGTTTGTCGCACGGCTCCAAAATTGTCTCAGTGCTTCAATCTCGCCAAGAGATTTTGGTGTACACAGATTCATCGCTTTATTCACTTCAATACGTTGGCCCGCCAGCGGTTTGGAGTTCGCAGTTGCTTGGCGACAACGTGTCAATTGCCGGTCAAAATACCGCCGCTCTGGCATCTGGAACCGCTTATTGGATGGGCGTAGACAAGTTCTACAAATACGATGGCCGGGTGCAAACGTTGCGCTGTGATCTGCGCCAGTACATTTACAACGACATCAACTTGTCGCAGTCATCGCAGTTCTTTGCCACAACCAATGAAGGCTTTAACGAGATTTGGTTTTTCTATTGTTCGTCCAATTCCATAACAATTGACAGGTACGTTACTTACAACTACGCAGAAGATGTTTGGGCCTACGGCACTATGGCAAGGACGGCATGGTTTGATTCAGGCTTGCGCAACTACCCAATAGCCGCGACATACAGTTACAACATCGTTAACCACGAGTTTGGTTTGGATGACAACGAAACAGCAACCACACTGCCTATTTACGCCATGATCTCCACAAGCGAGTTTGACATCGATGACGGTGATCGGTTTGGTTTTGTGCGCCGTATTCTGCCAGACATGACATTCAACGGGTCCACTGCTGCCAACCCTCAGGTTACATTGACTTTAACCCCTATGCAAAACTCAGGCTCTGGCTACAACAGCCCGCAGTCCGTTGGCGGGGACAGCAATGCATTAATCGTTCGATCTGCCACGGTTCCAATTGAGGCATTTACAGGCCAAGTATTTATCCGAGTGCGTGGACGACAGATGATTTTGACTATGGAGTCCAACCAAATTGGTTGCGCATGGCAGATGGGTTCACATCGTTTGGACATTCGTCAAGATGGCGGAAGGGGTAACACATGAGTAGCTTGTTCAGCAACGTCGCTACGCCTCGGCCTACGGCGGCCCCTACGCAGTATGACCAGAGTTTCATGGCTCAGATGCAAAACATTTTGAATTTGTTTTTTAATCAAATTAACGCGGTGCAACACATCAACATTGCCAGTTTAAACATCAATTTAAAAACCTTGCCAACCGAGGCGTCTTTGGCTACGCTGCGCTTGGGCGATGTGTACCGAGACACGACCGCAGGCAACGTACTGAAAGTGAAGGTTTGATATGGCTAAAACCGTAGCTGCACAAGCAATTCAAAATCAAGGCCCAAAGTCAATATTTTCGCCTTTAGATTTTGCATTGGCAAAAGCAAATACCACAGAGATGACTACCGATAATGATGGTAACCCTGTGCCCGCCTCGTTTTATTACAACGCAAAAGGCGACAAAGTTACAAAAAATGAGTCTTCATATTCTACGGGAGACCAAGATTACGGCCAACAACTTGAGATTCATGCTGGTCCAACTACGTATACAGCGCCATTAAAAGTAGGTAATCAAATTTTTGATGCAACATATGGCGAAAACGGTGATTTCCAAATTGGTTACGGTAAAGAGTTTTATCAAAATGGGCATCATTGGCTACCAGTTTTAGACGCGCAAGGAAATGTTAGTTACACAAATAATGATCAACATGACGGATTTGGCGATTTTGCAAAGATGGTTGCATTGTCTGCCCTGACTGCTGGCTTTGGTGGTGCAGCAGGTGTAGGCCAAAATTTATTTGGTTTGTCTGGCACAGCAGGCCAAATTGCAGGTGGCGCTGCACTTGGCGCAGGTAGGGCCGCAATATCTGGCGGGGATATTCTTAAGGGTGCTTTTACGGGTGGGCTTGGCGGTGCGGGTAACTTGGGTATTGGGGATACTGGGTTTACCGTTGGGCAAGTAATGACTGCCGCTAACGCTGTAAAAGCAGCGGAAAAAGGCGATTGGATGAACGCCATCACCGGCGCTGCAAGTTTATCTGGAGCTGGAAGCACGCAAATTGGCGATACGGGCTACACGCTAGGTGATCTGGCTAAAAATGCAAAGCTGGCTCAGTCCATCTTGTCTGGCAAAGGCAATTTGCAATCTGTTCTTAGCGCGATTACAAGTGTTGCTGGTTCCGCAAACAAAGACGTTATTCAAACCCTAACCGATGCGGGCATGTCTGGGCCGCAAGCAAAAGATTTTATTGATAGCTTGTCTCCATATGAAAGCAAAAACCCAAATGCGTTGCTTGATTTGGCGGTTGGCAATCAACAAAAAAGCGCGGAAGCTGACCAACCCGCAATAGACGCCAGAACTCAAGACATCATTAAGCAACTTGAAAAAGCTGGCGTGACAATTGATGAAGCCGCAACCGACTGGGCTGCGTTATATGCACAAGAAACAACAGACCCTGTAACTGGGAAAACCATTAAGGGTGTCGATGTTTCTACGTATGCGCCACAAAATTTAAACATTGACCCTGCGCAATGGGATTCTTACACCAAGAATTTGCAAAGTATCATTGATAAAGGCGGGTACACAAGCCAATGGCAGACTGTGGGCACAGATCGCATCATGGTTCAAGATGACGGCACTGCGATTGCTACCAACGAAAACGGTGATCCTTACTCGTTAACCAAAACCCAAGTTGACCAGATGGTGCAAAACGGTATTTTAAATACCGCAAACTCTGGCTACGTAGCCGCAACTGGTGGTACTGGAAATAACCCGGGCGGAACTAAAACAACAACTCCTGTTGGCGGAACCAAAACAACTACCCCTGCCACGCAAACCACTACGCCTGCGGCCAGCACGCCCACAACATCATCCACACCAACTGCAACGCGAATTGGCTTAGACCCGTTGGATGTGCTAAAGATGAAAAATGATGTGGCACACATAAAATCACTGGAAGAGCTGTTTGGTGGTAGCATTTACGACCATACGCCTGCTTCCTCGGCGCAAGACCAAACCGATGTT